CGGGTAACTGGTGCGCTGAAAAAAAATCAACTTATGACGCTGTTATGGTTATGACTACAGATGAAAAAGATAATAAAACCTTTGTTAGTCATAAAGGGTTAAGTGTTGGTTGGAGTGATGCGGTTCAAGTTGCAAAATTTGAGCATTCAATCGATAAGAGCCAATTATCAAAAAGACAATTAGCTCAAATCTGTAAATGTAAAGCGATGAATGAAGTCAACAAACACGTTAGTTGGGAGATTAAACCAGGCAAAACTTATAATTTAAGTAATCCTATTGATCTTGCTAGAATGCGAGCTGATGCCAATTCCCCAGAGGAATTAAAAGCAAAAAAAGAACAAGAAGATATAAAAGCTAAATTAGCTAATTACGCTAATCATCTTTATAAAAAGTGTGTTGTTAAGAATAACTTAGCATAATTAATTAATAACTAACCCTTATCGAGTGTGATGCTCAATAAGGGTTTTTTATTGCCTAAAAACAATACAACCAGTTTGGTATTGACATTGCCACCGTGGTAATGATAAGGTTCTTTATTAACTAAAATAAGGAGCAATAATATGACAATAATAGTTAAAGCAACTAACGGCAAAATGGAGAGAGAAGAAAATATAGACATTAAAAACAATGTTATCTTTCTAAATTGCAAAAATAATAAAGAAATAAAAAAACAATACGAGGCTTTTTGGAATATTCCCCACGCTGCCGAGAAAATAACAGTTCTTGAAGTAAAGGAGGTTTTTCATGCCTAAACAAAAAATGTTTTTAGATGCTCAATACAAGCAGCTAGTTAAAAACTTCAAAGAGCAAGACGGCACAAAAGAATTTAAAGCCGTTGTGAAGTTGTTTAATCCTGGTGGCGTTGGTACTTGGTATCTATCAGAGTTAAACCCAGAAACAAATGTTGCGTTTGGATTAGCTCACTTACATGAGAAGGAGCTAGGTTATACTTCTATCGATGAGTTGAAAGAGTACAAAGGAACTTTTGGCTTGGGTATCGAGAGAGACACTAGCTTTGAAATGAACAAGCAAAGTTTACAAGACTTAAATCAGTAGAACAATTCAGCCAGGTTTAGTAGAGATACTGCCTGGCTTTGTTGTATCTAGCCTGGAGTACCTAAGATCTCCGTGCTTTCACGTTGGCCGCCTGGCTCCTCGTGCGTGCGTATGAGTGCGGGATATAGAGAGTGTGAGCTGCTACTCTCTGGTTACTCTCTGGTTTATTGAATAAGTATTGAACAACGCCAATAGTTAGTAGGTTTCCAACCTACGAGCCAGAGTATTTGCATATAAATAAGGAACAATGCGAGAACATTTAGGGGGGTATACCCCGAAATCCACCCGCATTTTCTAAGTATATATAAGTTGGGAGTTCGACACACACGTTGAGACAGACAGAAAGAAATTATGAATAAGAAAATAAAAGATAAAATGATTACTGCAACAGTTTTCCTGGCTGAAGATACGAATGGCATGGTTATTCATTTGAATGGCTTTGACGACACAAAACACGCAGATCATTTTGTAAAAAAATTAATGAAAAATAGTGGGATTGAGTATCAATCAATTTTAGATCTAACTGAACTACCCACACTACACTAGGAGAGACATGGAAAAAATAGATGAGATAATTAGAAACACAAAACACTTATACAACGAACATAAAAAGATTAGTGCTGCTGTAATTATAATTATTGTTATTGCTATAATTTTATAATGCACATCCAGATCCCTTATACGCCTCGGCCATTACAAGCGAAGCTGCATGAGGATTTGGATAAACATAGATTTGCAGTTCTAAATTGTCATAGACGTTTCGGAAAAACAATACTGGTTATTTTACACTTGATTAGGAAAGCTCTAACCAATGATAAAAAGAACCCCAGGTATTATCTGATCGGGCCAACATTCGTAAGTATAAAGAGGGTTTGTTGGGATTATTTAAAGCAATACGCTGGCTGTATTCCAGGAACGACATTTAACGAAACCGAGTTAAGATGCGACTTCCCCAATGGCGCAAGAATAACATTGATGTCTGGAGAGGATCCAGATCGTATTAGAGGAATTTACGCTGACGGAATTTGTGTCGATGAATGTTCACAGATGAACCCGATACTATGGAACGAAATTTTGCGACCCGCTATCTCTGACAGAAAGGGATTTGCCTATTTTATTTCTACTCCACAAGGAGTGAGTAATATATTTTATGATCTATACCAATACGCTTTGGGGGATCCTAAATGGTTGGCTTATACTGCTAAAGCAAGTGAGACTAAATTAGTCGATCAAGAAGAATTAGACGCTGCTAAAGCTCAGATGGGGGATTCAAAATATTTACAAGAATTTGAGTGCGATTGGATTGCAAATATAAGTGGCTCGATTTATGGAAACATAATTCAGAAGATTGAAGATAATAAACAGATAACTAAAATAGCTTACGATCCAGCTTTCCTAGTTAATACAACATGGGATCTCGGGTACGGGGATAATTGCGCTATAATTTTTTTTCAACAAATTGGAAATCAAATAATGGTTATTGATTATTATGAAAATAATAGAGAAGGGTTACCTCATTATGTTCAGATGATTAAAGACAAAGATTATGTTTATGGCGAACACTATGCGCCACACGACATTGAAGTTACAGAATTTAGTAATGGTAAAACGAGACGAGAGATCGCTTACCAATTAGGAATAAGATTTAGGGTACTGCCTAAACTTGGATTAGAAGATGGTATCCACAGTTTAAAAATGGTGTTACCTAAATGTTGGTTTGATGCTGATGCAACAAAACCATTATTAGCTGCGTTAAGACATCATCATCGTAAGTACAATGATAAGATGAGAATTTTTAGTGCAAAACCCGTTAAGGATTTTAGCTCACACGCTTGCGATGCTGCAAGATACATGGCTATATCTTTATCGGAATTACCAAGACAAAAAATGGCTGAACAAAAATTAGCCGAAAACAATTATGAAATACACACGGAGAAATAAATTATGGGTGGAGTAGTAGAAAAAATTTTTAAACCTTTTATACCAAGTGTACCAGCGATGCCAGCTATACCAGAACAAAAACCAGTTATAGTTGAAGCACCCAAGGTAGATGATCCAGTAAGAGATGAGGAAGTAAAAGAAAAAAGAGCTGCTATTAGAAGAAATAGAAAAGGTAGAAGCTCAACAATATTAACAACAGCTGATGGTTTAGAAGATGATGAAATCACAACTAAAAAAACTTTATTAGGAGGATAGTATGGGTGGAGCAAGTAGCAGTGGCGGTGGAGATACGGGGCCAGCAAATAAATATTCAACTCCTAAAAAGAAAGTTGTAGATTTTATTAAAGGTGGTGGAATAGGTGGTTCTATTGTTAGAGGTGTTGTTAAAGGCTATCAAAAAAGTAAAGCAAAAAGTAAAGCAAAAAATGAAGCTAATGTAGAAATAGGTTTAGGCACAGATAGAATGTCTAATTATTCTCAAAGTCAAGGCGGTACAAAAGAAGAAGGTGATGCTAGTAGTATGCAAAATGCTAGTAGTATTTATAATCCTATTCTTTCAACCAATGTAGCATCATCTGGGATTGTAACAAACAATGGTGTGGTTGCACCGACTACAGCGGAAGTATCACAAGCAACAGCAACAGACGCATCATCAAGTTATTCATCAGATGCAACTCTTTTAGCCAATAATAAAAAAGGAAGAAAATCTACAATTCTACAAAAAGCCAAAGGTTTAGGCGATAGTAATTTAAACACAACTAAAAGAACATTGGGAGCATAGATGGCAATAACCGCAAAACAACAAGCAACTTTAAAAAAACATAGCGTACATCATTCGAAAAAACATATGAAGGAAATGAAAACAGCCATGAACAAAGGAACAAGTTTTACAAAATCACATAAAATTGCAATGAAAAAGGTGGGAGCATAAATGGCACAAGATCCAAAAGCAAAAATGGTAATAGAGAGATACAATTCTCTTAAAGCTAAAAGAAGTACATGGGAAGATCATTGGCAAGAACTTGCAGATTATTTTTTACCAAGAAAAGCAAACATAACTGAAAAGCATACACCAGGCGATAAACGTCATCAGCAAATTTTTGATGGTACTGCAACACACGCATTAGAATTATTAGCCTCATCTTTAAATGGGATGTTGACGAATACAATTTCTCCATGGTTTGTTTTAAAATTTAGAAATCAAATGGCAGCTGACGATGATGCTGCTAACGAATGGCTTGAGAGTTGCGCAAAAATTATGCAGCAAGTATTTGCTAGATCTAATTTCCAACAAGAAGTGTTTGAACTTTACCACGAAATGTTATGCTTTGGTACATCCGCTATGTTTATAACAGATGATATGAAAGATGATTTAAGATTTAAAACTTTACACATATCAGAAATATTTATTACTGAAGATAGTAAAGGTATGGTTGATAGTTTAACTAGAAGATTTCATCTTAAAAATAAAAACATACCTTCAATGTATGCAGACGCAGATTTACCCCAAGCTATTTTAACAGATATTGCAAAAGCTCCTTATGATGATGCTGTAATTATTCATTCAGTTTACCCAAATGAGACACCTATGGGTTCTGATAATAATAAAAATATGGATTGGGTATCATGTCATGTTCACGAAAAGACGGGAACACTATTAAGAGAAAGTGGCTTTAAAGAATTTCCTTATGTAGTACCTCGTTATTTAAAATCTTCATCAAACGAAATCTACGGCAGATCTCCAGCTATGAATGCTTTACCAGATACGAAGATGTTAAACACAATGTCTAAGACAACTATCAAAGCAGCTCAAAAACAAATTGATCCACCTTTAATGGTTCCAGATGATGGATTTATTTTACCAATTAGAACTGTGCCTGGCGGATTAAACTTTTATAGATCGGGTACTAGAGAAAGAATTGAACCCTTAAATATTGGTGCAAACAATCCACTTGGTTTAGCAATGGAAGATCAAAGAAGAAAAGCAATTAGAGAAAACTTTTTTGTCGATCAGTTAATGACAGCGCAAGGTTCAAACATGACAGCTACTGAAGTTATGCAAAGAACAGAAGAAAAAATGAGATTGCTTGGCCCCGTGTTAGGTAGATTGCAATCTGAGTTATTACAGCCACTAATTACTAGAGCATTTAATTTATTATTAAAAAATAATAAGCTACCTCCAATCCCAGAAGAAATTGGCGATCAAGATGTAGAAATTGAATATGTATCTCCATTAGCTAAAGCACAAAAAACTCAAGAGCTTTCATCTGTAATGCGTGGAATGGAAATATTTGGTTCATTGCAAAACATAGCACCCGTTTTTGATTACTTAGATATAGATGGTTTAGTCGATCACATTCAAGAAGTGTTAGGCTTACCCGCAAAAATTATGAGATCAAAAGCTGAAGTACAACAAAAACAACAAGAAAAACAACAACAAGAAATGGAACAGATGCAGTTACAACAAGCACAACAAGTAGCGGAAAGTGCTGGTAAAGTTGCGCCAGCTTTAAAGGTTTTAGGTGGACAGTAAAGAACTTAAACAACTAGAACTTAATTACAAACAAGTTTTTAATTCTCCCGAAGGTAAAAGTGTTTTGGAAGATTTAAAAAAAAGATGCGGATTTTATAGCACTACTCATACAAAAGGAGATAGTCACGAAAGCGCATTTTTAGAAGGCACAAGATCAGCAATCTTGTTTATTAATAATATGCTTACAAAAAAACCCATGGAGGATAAATGAGCAGCGAAACAAACCAGGTAGCAGTTGAGCCTACAAGCCAAGTGTCTGCGGAAACAGAAACAACATCAACAGCACTAACACCAGAAACAGTAGTAACAGATTGGAAAGCAAATCTTTCCGATGAAATAAGAGCTGATAAATCTTTAGAGAATATTAAAGATATAGAAGGTTTAGCAAAATCTTATGTTCATG